GGCCTCACCTGACTTAATGTTTTCAGCCAGAGTTCTCGCAAGTAATCCATGAAGTTCTCCTAGATCGTTAACTGTACCGTGACTCATAATATTACCTCGTTGTTGAAAAGCGTTTACTTTTAGATCCACTTCTTCCAGAAGCTATACTCCGTTTTCTAGCAGAACTGCTTCTACGAATACCTAAACTTGTAGGTACACCACTACTAGAGGGAGCACTACGTTGAACTGGAGGTGTAGATTCTTTAGTTGATTGTTCAGCTTTTTTATTAGCTATAGCAGCCCTAATTTCAGGATTACTATAATTAGGTTGAATATTATGGAATCCCTTAGTTGGTTCTCCTCTAGCTTTAGCTAAAGCATCTTGTTTAGCAATACCTACAAAACACATTATTCATTCTCCATTCTCACAACTCCTTAAGAGATTATATTGTTTATGTAACCAAGCATCAGATACCTTATAGTGGTGCTCGTCTATCTTGGTTATCGTCATATCACTAGGAATTATGATTGCTCTTTCTGTCGTGCAGTTTACTAAAAAGAAGGGTAATACGAGAAGCATCCCCATCTGCAATAGCTTTATCAAATTGTTCCTTGTTTTGAATACGTTCACGTTCTGGTTTTCCTTTAAGATACCATAGGGCTATCTGAAAGATAGCCTTTAGTAAACCTATGATACCCATATTATTTACGTTTAACTCTATCCATACCTAATTTCCAAGTAATACCACCTGTCATGCCGACTAATGCCCAAGCTTCAGGAGTAAACATATGATACCCCATCATTTGACATATACACATCATAACACCCATAAGCATCATAAAATATGTTTTATATCCTGGCATAAAACCGTCAATAAAGTTCATAATAGGTTTAATAAGTGATTCCATTAGCTGTTCCTATCCATTAAATGTGCGTTAGTAATAAGAGATAATGGTGTATAACCACATCCCTTGTATTTACCTTGTTCAATCATGTCTTTATTATAACCCATAACTACATGATCATTTGAGACTCCCATAAGAAAACCACAAGTTTCATATACAGCTTTTTTTGCATTAAGATTATCTACAGTTACTTCTTCACTATCATCATAAGGATCAAACCATTCGATAATTACAAGTCGATGTAGATTATCTTTATTTGTCAGTAAATCTATAACTAATTGATTTCTTGTTTTTCTCACTTAGATAATCCTAACCAAGCAATTACAGTTCCTGTGATAGATAACATAAAAAGCCAAAGTCGATTAGAAGTAGCTTGAGCTGTTTTCATGTTTCTAACATCACCTACTAAACCATTCATCTTAGATTCTCCTCGAAGAATAAGTTCGTGTTCTTCAACGTCATGTTTAGTTGTTGATATATCCTTGTGTATTAATAGTACGTCTGTGTGCATAGCATTGAGTTTTTCAAGTACGTCTTTTTCAGGCACAAGCTACTCCTTAAAATATTTGTCAAGCATTTGCAAACACTCATCATACTTAGAAACCTCACACATTTCTTTGCAGACCGTTTCCATATGGTCAGGATGCTCTGCAACTCCAACGGAGTTAGTGATTAAGTTTTCCACGTTCATCCTATGCTTTTCAATCTGCCCTGTGTAATAAGCTCTTAAAGCATTTAGTAATTGTTCTCTCATCTAGTTACTCCTTCTTATTTACCTTAAAATTAATTCAGTTAAATTTTTTCGACTCCCCAAATTACCATTTACAAAAGTGTTAAACGATATAGAAATTCTATCTTTAGTAGCCTGTTTATTTGGATGCACCATATGATTTAACCACGATGGAAATAAAACAAGTTCATTGGCAATAGAAGGGAAAAAACAACTAGAAGAATTAAATGGATTAAAACTTTCCTGTTCAATTTTTATCATTTCTTTTACTTTAACATTCGGATCAACAAACGTAATTTTATCATCTTCTTCAGTTGATATATAAAAAACCCCACTTACAACACTATTTGGATGCGAATGTTCGTGATGAAACTCGCCCCGCTTGGTTATATTTAACCACGATTGAGTGATATAGAAGTCTAACTCCTCTTTAGGGTTCATAATTTCCTTAACATATCTGTTAAGTTGTTCTTCACAAAACTGTTTTAATTCCTTTAATTTGCCGTTAAAGATGTCAGAATTGTTTGACATCGAATTACTAACATTACTGTGCATCCCTTCTTGAATAATTTCTCCAATTTCTTTTTCTTCTTTAGGAGATATACTTGTATCTCTCTTGATAATATATACAGGACAAGGAAATACAACGTGAATTGTAGGGTCTATAATCTTTCTCCCCAAGGTAATTTTTCGCCAGCATCTAATGATTTTGTAGGTACTTTTAATTCTGCTATCTCCGCTTTTAATTTATCTTCAGGAGATTCCCATTTCGCCTTCAACCATTCAATTACTTTTGCTTCTGTCAAATCTTTATATTCAATAAATTTAGCTGAGTTATCATCACGCACAAGAGATACAACACCGTGATCTCCCACAGCATATATACCATCCTGTAAAAGAGCATACCAATGGATTGCTGTAACTGTTTCATCAGGTAAATTCTTTTCTAATTCTACAATTTTAATATTCATTTAATTATTTTTTTCTTTTAATTAATTAGTTAATTATACCGTACACTTTAAAGTAAAACGGATTCCTTGACTATTCCCGTTTGCGTTAGAATGAACTCTAAATGTTATTCGATCATTCGCTGCAAAAGTTGTTACTGAAAGAGCAGGGCCAGGAGAAGTTCCCATAGCAGAAGAACCGAATGATGGTTTAGTAGAATAAATGGTTGTTCCATTTTTTAATATATCCACTTCAGTATATCCTGGGCCAGAAAAAGTATCACAATACCCTGCTGCCCCTACAAATGTACCTGATCGTGCCATTACCATTTCGCCATAAGTACCTACAGTGGCGTTTTCTTTTGTCATATGGGTAGCATCTGCATCAAATCCAGCAGTAAAATGAAGATCGTAAACTATAGTTCCTGAACCTGCAGCTTCAAACGCAGGGGGTGATCCTGCACCAGTAGATGTTAATACCTGACCATCCGTTCCCGGCCCCAGCGCAACGGGGTCACCAGAGGCATCCCAAGAAATTATCTGACCATCTGTACCACCAGCCATTTTCGCTAAAGTAACTGCATTATCAGCGATATGAGCTTCATCTATACTTCCTGCTGCATAGTGTTCACTATCAATAGCGTCATCAGCTATATTAGAACCATCAACAGCATCTGCTCCAACTGGAGTTGCTGTAATAATACCAGAACCTCTACCAAGATTTTTACCAACTATTCCACTCATAGTTTATATTCCTTCTAAATTTATAATGTTTGTTCTAAATAGCTAACACAAACATCAATATCTGATGAACTCGCAGTAATGATAGATAAATGATCGGCTGCTTCCATTACAAATTTACTTGTATGTTCAAAGGTTTCTTTGGCTCCTAGAGCTTGATCGAAATAAATATAAGTATCTGCTCCAGATCCTCCGTCATCAATTAATAATTTGAATGTTTCCGCTGCATTTGCTGTTTCACATATAGTTACACTTAGAACAGTACAAGTTTTACCTGTTCCAACTGTCAGCAAAGCTTGTACTGAAGAAGCATCGCCTCTGAATGTTGCTAATTTTAAAACTTCGCTTGCCATAATTTTCTCCTAGAATCCTAAGACTAATGCTTTACCTGTACTTGTAGTATATGAAGTCCACGTTCCATCAATTACAGGGCTGGTTAATGTTTTATTTGTTAATGTATCTGTAGTTGCTTTACCTACCAATGTATCTGTAGCAGCAGGCAAGGTGATTGTTACAGTAGTCGTAGAAGCAGGACCAATTACTCTAACATAGTTTGTACCGTTATCTGAATTTTCATAAAAATCTACATATCCTGCACTTGAATCAGCATTTTTTAAACTAGCACCTGTATTAATGACAGGTGTAGTTAAAGTTTTATTAGTTAGTGTATCTGTAGTAGCTGTACCTACTAATGTATCATTAGCATCTGGAAAGGTAAAGGTTCTAGTCGTACTAGTTGATATTCCAGAACATTGGAATTGAGCTTTTTTAGTTGTATCTCCATTATCTTGGAGTGTAAAGTTATCATCATCTATTGTTGAAACTGTACCTGAAACAACATCATCTATTTGAGTTTGAATAGCTGAAGTCACACCATTAAGATAACCAAACTCAGTGTTACTTATAGTCCCATTATGAATCTTAGAAGCATCTATAGCAGCACTTCCATTAATATCAGCATTTTGAATAACACCACTACCAATAGAGGTAACACCAGCATTAGATATAGTTATGTCTCCGGACATAGCTACATTATCAAAATCAGTGCCATCTGCAACTAAGATATGAGTATTAGTAGCAGCATAAGAATCATCAAATAATGTTATTTTAGCTCCGGTAACAGCATCATCAGCCAATTTAGCAGTAGTTATTTGTCCAGTTCCAATATGGGCAGTGTCAATACTTGCGTCTGTATAGTGTTCCGAATCTATGGCATCATCGGCTATTTTTGTTGCATTGATAGCATCCGCAGCTATCATAGCAGTCTCTACTGCTCCACTAGCTATAGTTAAAGCTCCAGCAGCACTGATAGTAGCATCTCCTGAGAGAGCTACACCAGCATAATCTGTACCGTCAGCTACTAATATAAAACCCGATGTTGCAATAGCAGCGTCATCAAGTAACGTGAGCTCATCTAGAGCCTCCTGAGCCATGTAGAACGCTTGTTTACTATCGGTATCCAAGTCTGTCTCAGATAAATTAGAGCCATCTACATAGTCTACAAGCCTTGTAGCTTGACTTGTAGTACGCTTGATTAAAACTACCTGATCCGCAGTTATATCAGCAGGAGAAGTCACGGTTATTAAACTATCGTTGTTCCAAGTAAAACTTGCTGAAGATCCATCTACCTCAACAGTTACATGAGTTCGACTGATAAATGGAAAAGTGACAGCAAATTCTTGTGTAGCACCTGAAGCAACATATCTTACACTTGAATTAGCCATTTATTGTTGTCCTTGGGGTTGTGGTAATGGGCTTAAAGGAGCC